GGAAATAACATCATTGAAGGCGCATGGCGCGAATTTAGCCGCATGGGTGGCCCAACTGTAGATGGAAAGATGTCTATGGTTGATTTGTGCAATCATATTATCACTGGATTGGCCCGTGATGGCGAAGTGTTCCTTCAGGTCGTAAAAGGCAACTATTTGCGACACGGGATTGCGGTTCAGGTGATCGAACCAGACCGCGTTGACGAAGAAAAGAACGAATTAGCACCAAATGGCAATTCAATTCGCATGGGCGTTGAGTTGGACAAGAAAACACGCCGCCCGATAGCTTATCATGTGCTGACTTACCATAAAGGCGACTATGATTATATGTTGCCGGCGAATGAACGCAAATATGAAGTCATTCCAGCATCAGAAATGATGCACATCTATAAACCAGATCGTGCTGGCCAGACGCGCGGCGTTCCTTGGTCATCAGCGGCGATTACTTCGCTGAAGATGTTGCACGGTTATCGTGAAGCCGAATTAATTGCAGCCCGTACAGGCGCAGCAAAAATGGGCTTCTTTACTTCACCAGCGGGTGACGGATTTACGGCAGACGGTTTTGACGATGTCGATAACACAGTTCCCATCTACGATGCGGAAGCAGGTTCATTCCACCAGCTACCCGCCGGAGTTGATTTCAAGGCGTTTGACCCCTCCCACCCGACAAGCGCATTTGCTGACTTTGAAAAGTCGATACTTCGCGGGATAGCTGGTGGTTTGGGCGTTAGCTACACATCACTAGCTAACGATCTGGAAGGCACAAGTTATTCATCAATTCGCCAAGGTGCGCTTGAAGAACGTGACTTCTACAAAACATTACACCGCTTTATGATAGATCACTTCCTTGATCCGCTATATCGCTTGTGGCTGGAAAACGTAACTAGCTTTGGTTACATCCCGATCACTGGTGAAACAAAGATGTTCAAGTTCACACAAGATGTGACTTGGCGGGGTCGCGGCTTTCAATGGGTTGACCCACTTAAGGAAATGAACGCAGCGGTTGTTGGTCTACAGAACGGCATCATCAGCCATTCTGACATTGCCGCCAATTATGGCCGCGATGCTGAAGATACATTTGCGCAAATCCAGCGTGACAAAGAAACAGCGGATGAATATGGCCTGAACATGGCTTACCAACCATTTGGCGACAAATTGCCTGTACCAGCGGAGGGTGAAGATGTCCCACAAGCCGACTAGCGGAATGGTAACAGAAGCCCAGCGTGGGCTTGATTGGCGCAAGGAACATGGTCGCGGCGGCACTGAAGTAGGCATTGCCCGTGCGCGTGACATTGTGAACGGCAAGAACCTGTCAGATGATACGGTCAAACGTATGTATTCGTTTTTCAGCCGCCATGAAGTCGATAAACAGGCTGAAGGATTTAGCCAAGGTGAAGATGGCTACCCGTCAAATGGGCGCATTGCGTGGGCCTTATGGGGCGGTGATGCTGGGTATTCGTGGAGCCGTAAAATTGCGGAACGTCTGAAGAAAGAGGAACGCACTATGCAAGATATGGATAAATCTGATACAATATTGCCAGATATTGAGGATGAAACAATGACTGATGAAGTTCGTGCGGAACCTGATGAACTAAATGTTGGCGATTTCGTTAGCTGGGATAGTTCAGGCGGTGAAGCCTATGGCAAGATTGATCGTATAGAGCGTGACGGGTCTATTGACGTTCCAGATAGCGAATTCACGATCAACGGTGACGCAGATGACCCTGCCGCACTGATTGAAGTGTACCGCGAAGGCGAAGATGGCTACGAAGCATCCGGTCAAATGGTTGGGCATCGCTTTTCTACGCTGACCAAAACGGCAGAACGCGGCTACAAAGACAAGGAACGGTTTGACCGCGAAAAGATGGAAACGCGCGGTATGATGTTCGACACCAAGGTTGTCGATGAAGAAAAGCGCACAGTTCGCATTGCTGTATCTAGCGAAGAACCTGTTGAACGCAGCTTTGGGAATGAAATATTGGATCACGATGAACGCAGCATTGATCTTAGCTTTGCGCGTTCAGGCACTATGCCGTTGTTATTGGATCACGATCCACGGCAACAAATTGGCGTAGTTGAAGATGTAAACCTTGATGGATCGGCGCGGCGGTTACGCGCGACTGTTCGTTTCGGAAGAAATGGGCTTGCCAAAGAGGTTTTCGAAGATGTTGTTGATGGTATCAGAAGCAACATCAGTGTTGGCTATCATGTCAACAGCATGGTCGAGGAAGGCACGGGTAGCTACCGTGTTGATAATTGGCTACCAATGGAAGTATCGGTTGTAAGCATACCCGCAGACAGGACAGTCGGGGTAGGTCGTGCAGCGGAGAAGCCACCCGCAGAACCTAAAATTCAATCTGAAACAAAGGAAACTACAATGACTGAAGAAGTTCAAGTTGACGTAGAAGCGGTTCGCGCAGATGCAGCACGTTCCGCAGCTAAAGAAACAGCCGAAATGTATCGCTTGGCAGCAAAGCACAACAAGCGCGACATGGCAGACAAAGCGGTTGCAGAAGGCCGTTCACTAGCGGAATTCCGTGGTGAATTGTTGGAAGCAATCGGAAACGCGCCACTAGACACACAAGAGATTGGCCTAACAAAGAAAGAAGTTCGTAACTTCTCTTTGATGAACGCAATCCGTGCGATGGCGAACCCAACTGACCGTAATGCACAAGAAGCTGCACGTTTCGAATTCGAAGCGTCACAAGAAGCGGCAAAACGTGCTGGTGTTGACCCACAAGGTCTATACATGCCACATGACGTTCTACGTTCATGGAACCAGCGTGATCTGAACACATCAGACGACAGCGCAATGGTTGCAGAAGCGTATCGCGGCGGTGACTTCATTGACGTACTACGCAACGCATCATCAGTGATGCAAGCTGGCGCGACAATGTTGACAGGTCTATCAGGTGACGTAAAAATCCCTAAAAAGACAGCGGCATCAACAGGTGCATGGATCGCAACAGAAGGTGGCGCGTCCACTGAAAGCGAACCAACATTTGGTCAGGTCACAATGTCACCAAAAACAGTTGGTGCATTCACTGACATCACACGTTTGATGATGATGCAATCGTCACTAGACATCGAAAACCTAGTTCGTAATGACCTATCAACAGGCATCGCACTAGCAATCGACAACGGTGCGTTGCAAGGTTCAGGTTCATCTGGCCAGCCAACAGGCATCAAAAACACATCAGGCATCAACGCACCAACATCCTTTGCAGCGGCTAACCCAACATTCGCAGAAGTAGTTGCGATGGAAACAGCGGTTGCAGAAGATAACGCGCTTATGGGCAACCTAGCGTACATCTTGCCAGCAAGCATGATGGGTGCATTGAAAACAACAGCCAAAGACAGTGGTTCAGGCTTGTTTGTTGCTGATGGCGGCGAAATCAACGGTTACAACGCAATCGTATCAAACCAAGTTACTGCCGGTGACTTGTACTTTGGTAACTTTGCTGACTGTTTGATTGGCATGTATGGTGGATTGGATATCACAGTTGATCCATACACTGCATCAACATCTGGCACAGTTCGTATTGTTGCATTGCAAACTGTTGACGTAGCAGTACGTCACGCAGTTAGCTTCGCAGTCAACAATGACGGCGCATAATGCTAACTTGGGGCGGCAACTTTGCCGCCCCCTCTAACGAGGGGTCAAAAATGAAGTACATCATTCTAAAATCATGTGTCGCAGCGGGTTCAGCCCGTAAATCTGGCGAAATAGTTGAACTAGGCGCAGATGAAGCGGCTTCATTAGTGGCCTACGGGCGGGTTGCAGTAGCACCAGAACCAAAGCCAACTGTGGCTTCTACAGACCGCGCGGCAAAGCCTAAAACAACACGGGCGAAGAAATGAAGATTACCTTGCTAAAACTGGCCCGTTGGGGTGACATAACAGCGGAACAAGGCACAGTCCATGAAGTGCATGACCGTATTGCGGCGAAACTTATTGCCCGTGGGTATGCAGAAGAATACGATGAAAGTGCGGAAGCACCTGAAGAAACAGATGAAAGTGAATAAATGGCCATTCCATTTGCTGATGATCTGACTGCAATCCTTGATGTGGATGAATTCGCATCAACTGTTTCGTATCGTCGCAAACTAGGCTTGGGTGATAGTTCCATCACTGGCATATTCGATAACGAAACCGTTCCTGTTGACGCTGGCGGCATTGCAGCGGTTCATCAGGAACAGCCACGTTTCACATGCAGAACAGCCGATGTTCCTTATATTGCCGAAGATGATTACCTAATCGTTAGCAGCGTTGAATATCGCGTTGTTGCTTGGTTGCATGATGGAACCGGCGTGACAACAATACAGTTGGAAAAACAATAGATGGCACATGTTCGCAAACAAATCAGGGATCGTGTTGCTGCCTTATTAAAGTCAGAAGTTGGCCTTGTTAAACGCCGTGTTTACACAACGCGGGTTCACCCACTAAATGACACGAATTTGCCGGCTATTAGCGTTTACACTGGTTCTGAAGCTAGTGAACGCATGAATGCTGGCGTTACTGACATGATCAGGGAACTTACTTTGGACGTTGATATTTACGTTCGGGAAACAAGTAAGTTTGATGATGATGTGGACGCGATAGCCGTCCAAGTTGAGGAAGCATTAGCCGGCGATTTCACAATCAATGGCCTTGCTAAGTTCAGCGTTTTAACATCAACTGAAATACAATTTGACGGCGAAGCTGACCAAATTTTGGGCATAGCCAAGCTGACTTATTCGATCAGATATGTTACAGCTATCAATGATGTAGAAACAGCCAAGTAAGGAGTTCCACCAATGGCGACACATACAGGAAGTGAAGGAACCGTAAAAGTCGGCACGGCTGGTTCTGACACTGTAATTGCAGAAATCCGTTCTTTCAGCATTGAAGAAACAGCGGATACACTAGAAACAACAACTATGGGCGACACATCCCGCACATATTCATCATCACTGAAAAACTTCACTGGTTCAGTTGATGTCTATTGGGATGAAACCGATACAAGCGGCCAAGGTGCGTTGACCGTTGGTGCAGAGGTTACACTTAACTTCTACCCAGAAGGCGCAACATCAGGCGACACATATTACGGCGGTACAGCCATCGTAACAGGTCGCACAATCAATTCATCATTCGATGGCTTGGTTGAGGCATCATTGACCATCCAAGGTTCTGGCGCACTAACGGAAACAACGGTAGCGTAATATGTCACTAGCGAAACGCATTGCAGCAAAACGGGCGGAACAAGAACGGGGTTTTCTGGATGTGGAAGAATGGGGCGAAGGGGATACACCGCTTCGCCTATATTTCACAACGGTTTCAGCGCGTGACATGGAGCAAATCCAACGTAAACACAAGGATTTCATCAACAACCCAACTATGTCGGCTATGATTGATATGATCATCCGCAAGTGTGAAGACGATGCCGGTGAAAAGGCATTTTCACTTGAAGATAAGCCAATATTGATGGGTGAACCAATCAACTTGATTGCGAAGGTGTTTGGTGCGGTTCTTGAAAGTGTGACTACAGAGGAACACGAAAAAAACTAAGAAGCGATCCGTTTAGATATAATCTGATTGCATTGGCTGAATTGCTTGGCAAAACCATAGGTGAAATAGAGCAAATCAGCCTTTCAGAATATAACGAATGGGTCGCATACTTTAAAATC